GGGGGGGGGGGGGGGGGGGGTAAACCCTTGCGTCAAATTAGCTTTTTTAATGGTTGTTATAGCTAACTCAATGTATTCATTTTTTAAAGGAAAGTTGTACACTTTGCAAAGACTATTCACGACTTGAAATGTTTTTGTTGTACAAATGTTTGTGAATCCAGCATTGATTTGATTGAGCCCAAAATTTGCTCATCATCTGGGTTGTTTACCAGATCAGTCAATAAGCCCACAAGCGACGCACGGCGACCAGCACTGACGCCCGCAAGGTGACTTCTCAGTGTTTTCAGTGCAGCGTCTAGGTCGTGTTCCCCGGCCTTCAGGGAACTTCGAGCCGGCTCATTGGTATGTGCGGGGCCCCCATTAACAGGCGGCAGTCTCTGTCTGGGAGTAAGCCAGTCTGGATAGGCTGCACTCAACTTGCCTCGAAGTCCCGGCCCAACGCCGCGCGGATTGCCCGATGGCAGCTTTGTTCCGTTGATGATTTGCCAGAGGTTGTCAGAGCTAACTTTTGCTTTGTCTGCAACATTTTTAAAGTCGCCCTCTCTTCCGCAGAGGTCGATTAAGGCTTTCACAAGTGGGTCGATAGCGTCCATATCTATATTTCAGCAAAAAGCTAGAGCATCTCTGTGCGAAACGCTTGAATTTAAGTTAGCGTTACGCTAGACTTGCGAGCATGAGCAAACAATTCACACCCACCGAGCGCCGAGCTTTGGCCGAAAAGCTGGCCATCAACGAGCAGTACCTGTATCAGTGCCTGACCGGACGGCGCGATATGGGGCCAACCGAGGCGCGCCGAGTAGAGATCGAATCGGGTGGCGCAATCACTAGGCAAATGATCTGCCAAAAGACATGGCAAGGAATATGGCCCGAGCTGGCTGCCACCAAAGAGGCGGCGTAAATGGCGAATAAGCATGACCTGACAGCGACAGCGAAAACGCTCATTCCAGATTACGCCGATGACGGACTTCGTGAGAAATCCAATCGCATCGGGTGTTGCAAAGGTGACTACCTGCGCGACCTGATATTCATGGATTTGTATGGGCAAACGTACGGGGAACATGTTGCTGATTCTCGTCGCGCGATCATGGGCGTGAAGGGCCTTTCAATGGTCGTTAGGAGTTCCGGAGAATGACCCAATCCCGTAACTCAGTCATAACTAACGCAACAGTCGTCAAAGCTGTGAGCGCTTTTGAATGGCGCACCTTTCCCGGCGCACTGAGCCAAGACAAAGACTTGAAGCGCAAACCGCACGGCATTCGCAAGAACATGCCCGTGCCATCACTGCCGGGAAGCCTGCGCTTTTGCCGGGACTCCATCAACACCGAGACGTTAAGCGCAGAGGGCAAGACCGCTCGGATCAACCGAGGGAATAAGCCATGAGCCAGTTGTCCATCGACTTCTCACGCGCAAGGGCCAGCGACCCCATGACGAGCGTGACCGCCGCCATTCAGTCAAGCCGCTTTGCCGAATCACACGCTGGCCGCATCTTGACCGCGCTCAAGCTGCACGGGCCCATGACAGCGCACGAGCTGGGCATTGTTGGCTTGACGGTGGTGCAGGCAGATCGACGCCTGCCAGAGCTTGCCAGTAAGCGCCTTGCCACGGTCATCAAGGCCGCTGACGGCGAAGACTTGGTGCGTGGTGGTTGCCGGGTTTGGGGGGCTGTATGAATTACTACCCTTTTCACATCGGCGACTATGCCAGCGCCACACGTCATCTAAGTTGGGACGAAGACGCTGCTTATAGGCGGTTGCTGGACGTTTACTACACGCTCGAAAAGCCCATCCCAGAAGAAAAGGTTCTCCGGCTTGCAATGGCCGTTACCAAAATGCAGCGCGAGGCGGTCAACACTGTGCTGCAAGAGTTCTTCACGTTGACAGCGCAGGGCTGGACCAGCGAGCGCTGCGAGCAAGAGCTAGATGCCATGCGTATCAAGCAAGCTGCACAGGAGGAAAAAGACCGCCATGAAACAGATCGGATGCGTCGTCACCGGGAGCGACGCTCCAGCATGTTCGATGCGTTACGGCTTGTCGGAATAGTGCCAGCTTGGGACGTTCCCATGAAGGAGTTGCAACGGCTTTCAGATACGTACAGCAACGCACCTGCAACGCTACCTGAAACGCACCTGCAACGCGAACAGGTCATTTCAGGCGATGAACCTGCAACGGCTATACCAACACCAACACCAACACCAACACCAGTATTAAAAGAGAAGAAGAGCGCAAGCGCTCCCACCATCCCGGAAATTCCGGAATCGTTGATGGCCGACTTTCAAAAGATTCGTCGATCAAAAAAAGCACCCTTGACCGACACCGCGATCAACGGACTTCGACGCGAAGCCGAAAAGGCTGGGGTGACGATGACCGAGGCCATCACGGCCTGCTGCGAGTTCGGCTGGCAGGGGTTTAACGCGGACTGGTACGCCGAGCGAACGGCATCCAAAACCGCAACCACTGGAAGCCCGCCTACCGAGTCGTTTTCAGAGCGTGACGCCCGTGCCAAACGCGAGGCTTGGGAGGTCATGACGAACCGCAAATGGCCCGAGCAAGACCTACCCCAAAGCGCACGCAGTTCGGCGATTGATGCCGCTGCGTTTGAGTTGCCCAACAACATCCGGAGATTGGCCCAATGACCGCAACCCCTTTCACGATGGCCGAGTCAATCGACTGGCTTTTCACCCGCCTTGCCGGGACTTACGGCGCACAGTGGACGCGGCAATGGGAGGGTACACCGATGACCGACGTTAAAACGGCGTGGGCCTACGAGCTGAGCGCTTATGCCGGCCAGCCATCAGCCATCAAACACGCGCTGGACAACCTGCCCGAGCGCTGCCCGAATGTGATCCAGTTCCGAAACCTTTGCCGGTCTTCGCCGTCCCGCGTTGTGCCTGAGATTCCGGTGATCCAAGCTGACGCCAAGTTCATCGCCGAGGAATTGCTGAAGATGGTTCCAATTCGACAGGCGGCTAAGTTGGACTCGAAGGATTGGGCGCGCCGCATCATGGCCCGCCACGAGTCTGGCGTCTACGTGGCGGCTATCAGCGTTCGATTTGCGAAAGAGGCGCTGCGTTCGCACTTGGAAATGTCGCCAGCATGACCGATGCACGATCTTTTCAAAGTCCAACTGGCACACCTGACGCGCCTGGCCTTAACCCCTGGGTTCAAGGATTATTCGTGGCACCGAGCAAAAGAGTTGGAGGCCGACCCAAGCGGCTGGTTCAAGGGGATATGCGAAGCCCTCAAGACCTCCGTGCTCCAGAGCCGGGAGAAACCGGATTGAGCCCGTCTGAGATTCAGCACGCGATTTCAATCCGAGTGCTGGCTGAAGATGATGAGACAGACCTTTGGCCGGTGGTTCGCCGGATGGTGCCAGCTGGTAGTTGGGGCATTAAAGCCAAGGGCTTGCGCCGCGCTGAGCCGTTTGATGGGCTGGCGGTATGACTGTCATCTTGGTTCTGCCATGGCCACCCAAAGAGCTGTCACCCAATGCCCGGACGCACTGGCGCAAGAAAGCACCCATCACCAAGGCCTACAAAACCGCTTGTTGGGCATTGGCCAAGGAGTCTGGCATCACCGCGCCAGATTCAGAAGGGCGTTTGCATCTTTGGATTGACTTTTACCCGCCTGACCGCAGGCACCGGGACGACGACAACATGATCGCCAGCTTCAAGGCGGGCCGTGATGGCTTGGCTTTGGCTTTGGGGGTTGATGACAAGCGCTTTGTTACGCATCCGTTTGTGTCCGACCAGATTGGCGGCATGGTGAAAGTCAGAATTACGGCGGGGCCGCAAGCATGAACAAGCTGACCATGACGCTGACCGATGAAGTTCAGGGTTACGCCACTGTCAAAACGATCTGGGCGCACGCCAAGGCGAATCTGAATGCAGGCCGGCGCATGGTGATGGAGTTGCGGCCTGAGAAGCGCAGCGACCCGCAGAACCGGCGCATGTGGGCCATGTTGGGCGAGATTGCTACTCAAGTCGACTGGTATGGCCAGAAGCTGAGTGCCGACGACTGGAAGCACGTCCTCTCGGCCAGCCTGACGAAGCAGCGAGTCGCCCCCGGCATTGAAGGCGGCTTTGTGGTGCTGGGCTTGTCGACCTCCAAGATGAGCAAGGCAGAAATGAGCGACTTGCAGACGCTGATGGAAGCCTTCGGTGCTGACAAGGGCGTGAAGTTTTCAGCGGTGAGCTACGAATGACCAAAGCCGAACGCCAGCACAAAGACAAATTGGCTCGCCTTGGGTGCGCTGTTTGCATGCGCATTCATGGTGCGCATGAACCCGGCCCGGTCCAGTTGCACCACCAGCGCGCGGGCATGGGTGGCTGGGGCAAGGGCTCATACCTGACGCTGATACCGCTTTGCCTTGAGCACCACACAGGCAATACGGGTGTGCATGGGTTGGGCAGCAAAGGCTTTCCAGTGCACCACGGCTTCACTGAGGCTGATTTATTGGCTGACACACAAAGGGCATTGTCATGACCCACGGCGGCAAACGAGCTGGGGCAGGGCGTCCACGCTCAAACATTGACGACAAGCGGGTGATGGTGCTGCGCAGCCAAGGCGTCAGCTGTCCGGCAATTGCGCTGAGATTTGGCGTGCCGCTTGGCGTTATCCGGTATTCGATCTTGAAATCAAAAGCACAACCAACTTTAACCAAAGGAACTTAAATGGCGCAAATTGCAATCACGTTTTCAGACCACCCAGACGGCAAGGTCGATGTGCAGATTTATTTGGATGGTCTTGTCGAGGGAGAGCCGCCCACGCCTGCGCAACAGCTGGCGATGTCCATGCTCAAGTCTGCCAAAGACGATTCAGCCGTGTCTGACGTCACCACAACCACTGCTTGAGAGGTTTTTATGACTCAGCCCATTGTGATTAGCCAGCAGCTTCCTTTTGATGTCCGTATGGCTTTGGTGAGAGCGGCGGCAACACCCAATACGCGGGCTGACCCTATGGCCAGACTCAAAGCGATTGAAGCCGTAGTGGAGCGCTCGCGCATCAGTCACCCTTATCTACTCAAGGCCTGAGATGACCACGCGCTTGGTGGGTGTCAATGAGTTGGGCCGGCGGGTAGGGCAAGACCACCACCATGCCCGGCTAACTGACCATGATGTTGAGCTGATGCTTGAGCTTCATGAGCAGGGCTACGGTTACCGCAAGTTGGCTGCCAAGTTTGAGGTCTGCAAGTCGACAGTGCGTAGCATTATCAAAGGCCGCTCACGCAGTCAGGTAGCTTGTGCTTGGCGTACGGTGCGCGTAATTGATAGTGCAAATGCTAACTTTGGCTAACTATTGCTAATCGGCGCTTTCACTATGTTTTATGTCTATGAGTTGGTTGACCCGCGAGACTCCCGCATCTTTTATATTGGGAAAGGGCAGGGTATCCGGATGTGGCAGCATGAAAAAGATGCCCTTGCCACCACGGTTAAGGCTTGGGGTCGTGAGGTCGTTCTCAAAAGGCTGCTGGCGCACGGTGTCGGGGTTGTCGCATGCTAGCCGCCAAGCACGGTAAATTCATTGATGAGTACCTGTTGGACATGGATGCCAGCAAGGCCGCCATTCGTGCGGGCTACAGCTCAAACGGTTCGGCCGTGCAGGGTTATCGACTGCTACAGCGTAAAGATGTGCAAGAGGAAATTTCCAAACGCACTCAGAAGCTGTCGGCGGATGCTGGCTTTGACGCAACCATTATTTTGCAACGCATCAATAACATCGCTTTGGAGTCGAAAGCTGACGGTGACTTCAAGTCAGCGCTTCGGGCCAATGAGTTACTGGGTAAGCATTTGCGGCTGTTCATTGACAGAGTGGAGCAAACGCACAGCGGAAATCTCACGCTGCTGACTGAGTTCCCAGAATGAGCGCGCCCAATGCCGCCGTGCGCTTTGGCCTGCCCATGCGCCAGTGGCAAAGTGAGTGTGCCAAGCTGGCACAAGGCAAGCGCTTTGTGGTGCTGGCTTTGCACCGGCGGGCGGGCAAGACCGAGATCGCGCTGAAGAAGCTGCTCGACGCTGCGGTCAAGAACACCCTGGACATGCCGCTGTACTTTTATGTGGCGCCTTACCTCAAGCAAGCCAAGACGATTGCCTGGGCACGGCTCAAGCAGATGGCGGCGCCCTTGCTGCCCTATGGCCACATCGAGATCATCGAAGGTGACATGCTGGTGCGCTTCCCGCACAACGGCGCCATCATCCGCATATTCGGCGCCGACAACCCGGATGCCATGCGCGGCGTGCGGCTCGATGGCGTGGTGGTCGATGAGGTGGCGCAGATCAAGGTCGAGGTCTGGGACGACATCATCCAGCCTGCGCTGGCTGACCGGCTGGGCTGGGCCTGGTTCATCGGAACACCCAAGGGCATCAACTTATTCTCGAATCTGTACTACCGTGCGCAGACCGAGCCGGATTGGGCGTCTGCCAGGTACACGGTCTACGACACCGACGCGCTGGACCCGGATGAGGTGGCCAGGCTTCGCCGAATGATGGCTGAGTCTGCCTTTGCGCGTGAGTTCTTGTGCGACTTCAGCGCGGCAGGCGATGACCAGCTGCTCAGCTTGACCGATGCCGAGACGGCTGCGCACAAGATCTACCCGCCGATGAGCATGGACTACGCACCCAAGATTCTGGGCGTGGACCCGGCGCGCTTTGGCAATGACCGCAGCGTGATCTTTTCTCGCCAGGGTCTGGTGGCCTTCAACGCCCAGGTGTTTCGCGGCATAGACAACATGGACCTGGCTGGCCGGGTGGCTGCGCGCATTGAGGAGTGGCAGCCGGACGCTGTCTTCATTGACGCGGGCGCCGGTGCTGGCGTGATCGACCGGCTCAGGCAGCTGGGCTATGACGTGATCGAGGTCAACTTTGGCGGCAAGTCATCGAACATGCGCTACGTGAACAAGCGGACCGAGATGTGGCATGAGATGGCTGACTGGATCAAGGCCGGCGGCTCAATCCCGAACGACAACGGCCTCAAGCTGGAGCTGGCCACACCCACCTACAAGTACGACGCGGCCAACCATATCGTGCTGGAGTCCAAGGACGACATCAAGAAGCGCATGCCAGGCGGTGGCTCGCCTGACCTGGCCGACGCGCTGGCCTTGACGTTCGCCTTCCCCGCGGTCAAGAAGCTGGACGGCCATGCCAAGTTTGCCGGCAAGCAGACGCGCAAGGAGTATGACCCTTATGAGTCGCTGAACGGTTAGCGGTGCGCGTAACCGGCTGACCAGCCGCCACCATGCAGCCTACGAATAACCGAGGCTGACATGAGCGAACAAGCAGAGACAGCAACCGAGATGGTGGGTGAGACGGCATCCGTGCTGTCGCTGCTGCCTGCTGGTGGCACGCTTGAGGACAAGATCTTCGCGCTCGAAGCCATGATGCTCGAACATCCGCAAGTCGATACACCACTGCGGCACTGGTTCTGCAATGGCATGTATGCGCGTGAGTTCTCAGTCCCTGCTGGCACGCTACTGACCGGCGCCATTCACCTGGATGACTCGATTGCAGTGATGCAGCAAGGCCGCGTCCGCGTGGTCAATGCCGATGGCACTGAGCAGGACATCACGGCACCGGCCACCTTCATTCAATCAGCTGGCCTCAAGCGCATTGGCCTGGTGATGGAGGACATGGTCTGGACCACTTTCCACGCCTGCAAGGCCACAACGGTTGAAGCCGCTGAGCTGGAGCTGGTGACGAACGAGCGCGCAGCACCCCTACAACTTACCGGCCGTGTGCGGCTGACAGGAGAAAACCCATGAGCTTCATGATCGCCGCCGTCACCGTGATGGCCGCAAGCACTTACATGCAGTACGACCAAGGCAAGAAGGCGGCTGCCGCACAGCAACAGGCTGCCACCCAAGCCACGACAGCAGCAACCAAAGCAGCTGACCAAGCGGACCAGGCCAACAACGCAGCCAATGCCAAGCAGCCAGACATTGCGGCATCGTCATCGGCTAACAGCTTGGCAGCCAAGGGCGGGGTCGGCGGCACGATGCTGACCGGCTCGCAAGGCGTAGACCCCAACAGTTTGTTGTTGGGCAAGAAAACATTATTGGGGAGCTGACTATGTGCGGTGCAATTTCTAACGTACTCGGTGGTGGCGTGACGGGTTTACTCGGCTCAATATTTGGCGAGAGCGGTCAAGCCGCACCTGCCGCACCTGCCGCACCCGCAGCAGGTACTACAGCCGCCGGAACTGCGACAGCAGCAACAACCGCTGACGCCGGAGCGCAAACAGCCAAGACCGCAAACATCAACGGCGGCACCAACACGGTAGGCCGTGCAGATGGCGGCAGCGGCGGTGGTGGCGGCACGATGCTGACCGGCGGCTCAATGACGGCCGGCGCCGCGTTGGGCAAGACCACTTTGCTGGGCGGCTAAGCCATGTCCGAGATCGCACCACGCGACAGGATTTACACCCGATGGGGCGCGCTCAAGTCTGAGCGCTCGACCTGGTGGGCGCACTGGTCTGAGATCAGTGACTTTGTGCTGCCACGGGCTGGCCGCTTCTTCATTCAAGACCGCAACCGCGGCCAGAAGCGGCACAACAACATCTATGACAACACCGGCACGCAAGCGCTGCGTGTGCTGGCTGCCGGAATGATGGCCGGTATGACTTCACCGGCGCGGCCGTGGTTCAGGCTGGCCACACCAGATGCCGACCTGAACAAGTCGCCGGCGGTCAACCTCTGGCTGAGCCAGGTCACCAAGCTGATGCTCGACATCTTCGCCAAGTCGAACACTTACCGAAGCCTGCATTCGGGCTATGAGGAGCTGGGCGCCTTTGGCACCATGTCCAGCATCATCATGCCGGACTACCAGAACGTCATTCACCACTACCCGCTGACCACCGGCGAGTACTGCCTGGCACAGAACTGGAAGGGCGAGATCGTCACCATGTACCGCGAGTTTCAAAAGACCGTGGGCGAGATGGTGACTGAGTTTGGCCGCGACAAGTGCAGCACATCCGTGCAAAACCTCTGGGACCGGGGCAGCCTGGACCAGTGGATCACCATCGTGCATGCCATCGAGCCGCGCACCGACCGCGACACCAGCAAGCGCGACAGCCTGAACATGGCTTTCAAGTCGGTCTACTTCGAGATCAACGGCAACAAAGATGCTTACCTGAGTGAGTCGGGCTTCAAGAACTTCCCTGCATTGGCTGCGCGTTGGGCCACCAGCGGCGGCGACATCTATGGCAACAGCCCGGCGATGGACGCGCTGGGTGACATCAAGCAGCTGCAACATGAGCAAATGCGCAAGGCCCAGGGCATTGACTACCTGACCAAGCCACCTCTGCAAGTGCCGGCCAGCATGAAGGGCCGTGATGTGGACACGCTGCCGGGTGGCATCACCTTTGTAGACCAAGCCGGACCCGCGGGCGGCATCCGCACCGCGTTCGATGCACGCATTGACTTGAGCCACCTGCTGGGTGACATCCAAGACGTGCGCGGCCGCATTCGTGGCGCGTTCTCTGCGGATCTTTTCTTGATGCTGGCCAACGGCACCAACAGCGCGATGACCGCGACCGAAGTGGCTGAGCGGCATGAAGAAAAGATGCTGATGCTGGGGCCGGTGGTTGAGCGCTTGCACTCCGAGATGCTGGACCCGCTGATCGAAACCACCTTCGAGCACATGCTGGCAGCTGGCATCGTGCCGCCTGCACCGCCTGAGCTGGCGGGCATGGACTTGAACGTGACCTATGTGTCGATGCTGGCCCAAGCCCAGCGCGCTATTGCCACCAACGGAGTTGACCGCTTCGTCGGCAACCTGGGCCAGATCGCCAGCTTCAAGCCGGACATTCTGGACAAGTTCGACAGCGATGTCTGGGCCGACAAGTACAGCGACATGCTGGGCGTTGACCCTGAGCTCATCGTCGCCGGTGACAAGGTCGCGCTGATTCGCCAGCAACGTGCGCAGGCTCAGCAACAAGCGCAGCAAGCCGCGCAGATGGAACAAATGGCAGGCGCTGCTGGCAAGCTGGGTGGCGTGCAGACGCCTACCGGCAATGCGGGCAACGACGTCATGCAAGCCTTTTCTGGCTACACCACTTAAACACCTAGGACACCGACATGGCCGACATGAACATCAAGAGCGACGACATGGCCACGGCTATGTCTGATTACAACTGCTGCCCAACGATCTACTTGAGCGATGACCAATGCGAGGCGCTGGGCATCACGACTGCACCGGCGCCAGGCACGGTCTACATGCTCAAGGTGCGCGCTGTCGCCACACGGGTGACCGCCGAAGTCGAAGAGGCTGACGAGGTCAAGACTGAAGGTAGCAAGCCTGACATCAGCTTGAGCCTGCAACTGTCTGACATCGAGATCATGCAGGGCGGCGGCCAGGACACGGCGGCCATGCTCTACGGCGATTGAGCCGCGATTCATCTGCGTGTGGGTGGTGCGCGTAACACGCACACCCGCCTTTAATCTCGCTTCGTGAACCACTACGACCCACTTGATATTGACAGCCAGGACAAGGTCCGCGCCGTGCGTGCAACGCGCGAACAGCTGGCCGACCAGGCCGATATTGATGACGTGAGGTGGTTGATGTCTTCTAAGCGCGGTCGGCGCATTCTGTGGCGCACGCTGGAGCGGGGTGAGGTTTTCAAACTCTCATTCAACACCAACAGCATGTCCATGGCGTTCGCCGAAGGTCGAAAGAACGAGGGTCTTCGCACCCTGGCTCTGATCCATACCGCAAGCCCTGACCTCTACGCCACGATGATGAAAGAGTCACGCGAATGACAACCGAATCCCTTATGACTGACGGTGCCCAAACCACACCCGCCGCCACGTCGTCCCCCGCATCGACATCAACCCCAAGCGCCCCTGTGACGCTTGCGGCTGATGCCGCTGCAACTCAGCAGGCACCTACCGATGCGGCAGCGGCTAACCCCGAAGTCAAGTCGGACGAGCCAGCCGCACCACCTGAGAGGGTGGCGCCTGAGTCGTACGAGTTCACTGCACCGGAAGGTACGCAGATGGACGAGGGCGCGCTCAGTGACTTCTCGGCTTTGGCCAAAGATCTCAAGCTGACCCAGGTGGAAGCGCAAACCGTGATCGACAAGATGGCGCCTGCGATGCAAGCCCGTCAAGCCGACGCCATCCAAAAGGCTTCAGACGCCTGGGCGGCGAGTGCATCGAGCGACAAGGAATACGGCGGCGACAAGCTGACCGAGTCACTGTCGTCCGCTAAGAAAGCGCTCGACGCTTTCGGCACGCCCGAGCTGCGCACTCTGCTGAACGACTCACGGCTTGGCAACCACCCGGAGGTTATTCGCCTTCTGGTGCGCGCCGGCAAAGCAATCAGTGAGGACCGCATGGTCACTGGCGGCGCAGGACCGGCAACGGCCAGCGCCAACACGGCCAAGTCCCTCTACCCAAATCAGTCTTAAAAGGAAATTACCATGGCTACTCTTGCATCTGGCGCTCTCACCCTGGCCGACTGGGCCAAACGTCTCGACCCCAACGGCCAAGTGCCCAAGGTGGCCGAGCTGCTTTCGCAAACCAATGAGATTTTGGAAGACGCGGTATTCATGGAAGGCAACTTGCCAACCGGTCACCGCCTGACCATTCGCACCGGCTTGCCACAAGTCTTCTACCGCATGATTAACCAGGGCGTGCCGACTTCCAAGTCCACCACCACCCAGATTGACGAAGCCTGCGGCATCTTGGAAGCCCGTTCGCACATCGACGTCGAGCTGGCTAAGCTCAATGGCAACACTGCTGCCTTCCGCTTGTCGGAAGACCAGGCCTTCATCGAGGCGATGAACCAAACCATGGCCGGCGCCATGTTCTACGGCAACCCAGCGACCGACCCGCGTCAGTTCTTGGGCCTGCAAACTCGCTACAGCTCGCTGACCGCTGGCAATGGTGCCAACATCTTGGACGCTGGTGGTACGGGCTCGAACAACGCTTCGATCTACCTGGTCGTTTGGGGCGAGAACACGGTCTTCTGCCCGTTTCCAAAGGGTACAAAAGCCGGTTTGATGCACCAGGATCTGGGCGAAGAGTCAGTGCCTGACAGCAACAACAACTTCTTCCAGGCAATGCGTGCGTTGTATCAGTGGAAAAACGGCGTTGCGGTCAAAGACTGGCGTTATGTGGCTCGTATTGCCAACATCAACGTCAGCGACTTGACTGGCCAGTCTTCTACTCAAGCAGCCACGGCCGCGACGCAGATCATCAACTTGATGAGCCGTTCGCTGGACCGCGTGCCTAACTTGTCCATGGGCCGCGCTTGCTTCTACGCCAACCGCACCGTGTACTCGATGCTGCGCGTCGCTGCACTGAACAAGTCGAACGCTGCTTTGTCCATTGAAGCCGCATTGACCCAGTTCGGCACGCCTTACGCGCTGACCAAGTTCTTGGGTGTTCCGCTGCGCAAGGTCGATCAGCTGCTCAACACCGAAAGCCGAGTGGTCTAAAGCAAACCGGGGCTTCGGCCCCTGTTTCAAACCCCCATATTTTTAGGAAAACATCATGATCCTCGACAACTTCTCCTTCCTCTCCGGCGCCGTCTCGGCAACGGGCGCATTGACTGGCCAATTGGTCACGACCAACAGCGCTGTTTCTACCAACACCATGGATCTTGGCCCGCTGACACTCGGCGGCAACCAAGCCGGTGATCTGGGTTCGGGCAATGACATTGCAGTCGCCTTCAGCATCTTGGTGGCGCCAGCAACGGCCACCACGGTTCAGTTCCAGTTGATCCAAGCCGACGACGCAGCTCTCACCAGCAACGTCCAGGTCATCAACCAGACCGATGCCTTCCCCATCGCCTCGCTGCCGGTCGGCACGTTGGTTCCGCTGGGCGTTGACCAGGCTGCACCTTACGCACCGAAGCGTTACTTGGGTGTTCGCTACATCTCAACCGGAACAACGGTCACCGCTTTGTCGGTTACTGCTGCCCTGGTGAAAGACCTCCAATCGGCGAAGAACATCTTCTACAAGTCTGGTTTCGCAGTCCTGTAAGTGGGCTTGACCGCTCTGGCTCACAAGGCTGGGGCGGTCTTTTTTCCTCCCATCCGTTAAACCCTTCCTCAATCACTGAAAGAAGACCATGCCGAAGTACCGAGTCAAAGAGTTGTCCCTCATTGGGAATGAATTATTTCAAGCTGGCGCCGAAGTCGAGTACGACGGCCTGCCAGCTGAGAACTTAGAGCCATTGGACGACGAAGGTCGTGCCAAGGCCGCTGAATACGTGCTGAGCAATGAAGCCCGAGTCAAACAAATGATGCTTGAAAACAGCGACAGCTCGGTCGGTGACCCCGCTGCCTTTGCCGGCGCAGTGGCTGCCGTCCTCAAAGGCTTGTTCGCTGACGGCTTGATCTCAGCGACGGGCACGGCCCGTAAGAAAACCGACAGCCTGGTGTAACCCCGCCAGCCTGATGCTTGTAAAGTTTTTTGAGAAGGGGCCGCGTGCCCCTTTTCTTTTTTGGAGAATTTATGGCCAGCGTCGTCGATATTTGCAACCAAGCGCTGAGCCATCTGGGCGACAGCGCCACGGTGTCCAGCATTGACCCACCCGAGGGCTCAGCCCAAGCCGAGCATTGCGCACGGTTCTACCCCATGGCGCTGGCCGCCTTGCTGGAGATGCACCCGTGGTCATTCGCTACCCGTCGGGCAACGCTGGCCGCGGTGGTCAACCCGTCAACCACCTGGCGCTACTGCTACGCGCTGCCGTCCAATGCGGTCAACCTGATCTCAGTGCTGGCGCCCGATGCAACGGACGACTACAGCTCCAGCATGCAGTCAAGCGCGCAAGCCTATGACAACGACTACGCCCGCAACACCGTGGGCGGCGCCTACACCCCGCAAGACTTCAGCCCGGAGACTGACGACGCCGGCAACGACATCATCTTGACCAACCAGGCTGACGCCGTGCTGCGCTACACCATGCAGGTGACCGACACCAGCAAGTTCTCGCCCTTGTTTGTCGAGTGCTTGGGCTGGCTGCTGGCTTCCAAGCTATCGGGTCCAGTGCTCAAGGGTGAGGCGGGCATGACGGCAGGGCAGGCTTGCGTCAAGACCTTTGCCTTTTGGTTGTCCAAGGCCACGGACTCGGACGCCTCGCAGCGCCGCGCCAGCCCGCGGCAGCAGGTCGGCTGGATGAATGCCCGATGAGTACCCGCAAGCTGACCATGGCGTTCTCAGGGGGCGAGGTCACGCCTGAGTTTTGGGGGCAGATTGGAGACGCCAAGTTTCAATCCGGCTTGGCCACCTGCCGCAACATGATCGTGCTGCCGCATGGTCCGGTCGCCAACCGCGCCGGCTTTGCCTATGTCAACACCGTTAAGACGCCAGCCAAGCGCACGCGCCTGGTGCCGTTCACGTACTCCACCACCCAGACCATGGTGCTGGAGTTTGGTGAGTTTTACGTGCGCTTTCACACCATGGGCGCCACTCTGCTGTCGGCCACCGTGCCTTATGAGGTGGTCACGCCGTACGCAGAGGCAGATCTGTTTGACCTGCATTTTGTGCAGAGCGCTGACGTGCTGACGCTGGTGCATCCGACCTACGCACCCCGCGAGCTCAAGCGATTGGGCGCCACCAACTGGACGTTGACCGCCATCAGTTTTGTATCTAACTTGACAACGCCCAACCAGCCGACCGTGACGCCGACCGGCTCAGGCACCACCAGCTACAGTTATGCGGTGACCAGTGTCGGGGCGACGGGTCTGGAAGAGTCGGCATCATCCACCGCGGGCAGCGGCACCGGCAACGTGCTGGTCACTGGCCAGTACATGACCATCAGCTGGAGCAGCACCGGCGCCAGCCGATACAACGTCTACAAGCAAAGCAATGGTCTGTTTGGCTACATCGGCCAGACCGACGGCTTGACCTTCAAAGACGACAACATCACGGCCAACTTAGGCAAGACGCCGCCCATCGTGAACAACCCGTTCAACGCGGCCGGCTACTACCCTGGCGCGGTGTCTTACTTTGAGCAGCGGCGCTGCTTTGCCGGGTCAACCAACGAGCCGCAAAACCTGCGCATGACGCGCTCAGGCACCGAGTCCAACCTGACATATTCGATCCCCGTGCGGGATGACGACAGCATCAACATCCGCGTCGCAGCGCGTGAGGCCAACACCATCCGGCACATTGTTCCGCTGAGTAACCTGGTGTTGCTGACAGCGGCCGCTGAGTGGCGGGTGACATCTGTCAACTCTGACGCCATCACGCCCACCTCGATCAGCGTCAAGCCGCAGTCCTATGTAGGCGCCAACAACGTGCAGCCGGTGATTGTGAACAACAACATCCTGTATGCAGCCAGCCGCGGCGGTCACCTGCGCGAGATGGCTTACAACTTTCAAGCCGGTGGCTACATCACCGGCGACTTGAGTCTGCGCGCTCCGCACCTGTTCGACGGCCTGGACATCGTGGACATGGCCTACAGCAAAGCACCCCAGCCGCTGGTCTGGGCCGTCAGCTCCAACGGCAAATTGCTGGGCCTGACCTACGTGCCCGAGCAGCAGCTGGGCGCCTTGCACCAGCATGACACCGACGGCCTGTTTGAGAGCTGCTGCGTGGTGGCTGAAGGCAGTGCCGACGTGCTTTACGTCATCGTCAAGCGCACCATCAACGGCGTGGCCACGCGTTACGTTGAGCGCATGGCCAGCCGGCTGCTGACCAGCGACCCGGCCGACGCCTTCTTTGTGGACTCTGGTGCCACTTACTCAGGTGCAGCGGCCACGGTCATCAGCGGCCTGAGCTGGCTCGAAGGCAAGACTGTCAGCGTGCTGGGCAACGGCGCGGTGTTTCCTCAGAAGGTGGTCGTCGGCGGCTCGATCACGCTTGAGCAGGCTTGCACCAAGGTCCAGATTGGTCTGCCCATCACGGCCGATGTGCAGACGCTGCCGCTGTCGGCTCAGTTGCAAGACGGTAGCTTTGGCCAGGGCCACGTCAAGAACGTCAATAAAGTTTGGCTACGGGTTTACAAGTCGTCCGGCGTCTTTGCCGGCCCCAGCGTAGACAAGTTGGTGCAGTTCAAGCAGCGCACTACCGAAGCCTATGGCGCACCGCCGGCGCTCATCAGCACCGAGATCGAGATCATGCTGGAGCCGAGCTGGCAGGCCGGCGGGCAGATCTATGTACGGCAGTCGGACCCGCTGCCGCTGACGCTAGTGTCGATGACGGTCGAAGCCGCCATGGGGGGGTGATGGCCAGGCTCATTTTGGCGGCGGTAACCAGCGAGCACCTGGCGTTCTTGGCGCCACGCTTGCGTGATGCCGACGTGCAGGAGCTGCGTGCCAGCCAGGGCGACGGCTTGGGCATGCTGGCCATCTTGCAGCAGTCAGTGACCGTCAGCGAGGAATGCTGGGTGGCGACCACGCAGGCGGGCGAGCCGGTGGCCGTGTTTGGCGTAGCACCCATACCCCAAGCGGCCGGTCACGCGGCGCCGTGGATGCTGGGCACTGACACGCTGGTGCAGCACGGCCGCGACATCGTGCAACTGGGCAAGCGCTTTGCCGGCCGGTGGAGTGCCGAGTATGAGCACCTGCTCAATTTTGTAGATGCCCGCAACACCAGGAGCATTGCCTGGCTGCGGCACAGCGGCTACAGCATCCGGCCCGCACAGCCCTACGGCGTCAACGGCGAGATGTTCCACATGTTTGAGCGGTGCGCGTAACTGGCCAGCCAGCGGCCACAGTAGGCCCAACCAAATAAAGGGCAGCTACATGTGCAACGCGCTTGCAATGATGGGGGCAGGCGCCGCCTCATCAGCGGTCGGGGCTTACAACAGCGCCCAATCTTCCAAGATTTCCCTCGGCCTTCAGGCTAACCTTGCGGACATCAACGCCCGCATGAGCGAAAGCGCAGCCCAGCAGACCCTGCTGACCGGCCAGCGCGAAGAGCAAAAAAGCATGATCGCCACGGCCAACATGAAGGGCGCCCAGCGCGCCAGCATGGCCGCCAACGGCATTGAGCTGGGCGAGGGCACCGCCAATCAAGTCCTCACCAGCACCGACGTATTGGGTGAGATTGATGCCAACACCATTCACGCCAACGCCGTGCGCTCGGCCTGGGGTTACCGCATCCAAGGCGTTAACCAATCGAATCAAGCGCTCACGTCGCGCTCGGCGGCCAGCGCTATCAACCCCGGCATGTCGGCCATGACGTCTCTTGTCGGCAGTGCGGCGTCAGTGGCTACCAGTTGGTATGGGCTGAAGAACGCGGGGGTAGGTACACCGGCGCCAACCACTTCACCGGGATTTGACCCCATGGGCGACTTCTATCAGCGCGGCAATGCCGGATCAGGGGGTTAAATGCCTAGAGTTCCAACTTATGACAACTTGCAGACGCAAGTCAGCGGCATGCCGAATGCCCAGATCGCTATGCCAAGCGGGCCAACGGCTGGCGGTATTGCCGCCGAGCAGGCCAGCCAGTTAGGTAAAAACCTGACCGCGGCCGGTGGCGAGATGGCCAAGATCCAGATCAAGGCGCAAGAAGAAGCCAACCAGGTCAGGGTGGACGATGCCACCAACCAGCTGGTGCAAGCCCGCACCCAGTTGCAGATCGAGGCATTAGGCACGACCGGGCGCAATGCGCTTGAGCGGCCGGACGGCCAGAGCCTGCAAGGCGAGTACGGCGACAAGCTCAAGAAAATAAGCTCAGACATCTCAGCCAAGCTGGGCAACTCTGCGCAGCAGCTGAGTTTTGCGCACAGCTCCGGCCAGCTGGCTAACCAGATGAACGGCACGCTGGGCACGCATGTGTTGCAGCAGCAAAAGCAGTTTCAGGCTGACACCTGGAAAGCCACCGCATTGGCTGCGCAGCAGCAGGGCGTCATGCTCTATGGCGACCCCGCTATGCGTGAGCAGTCGGCCTCTGCTATTGACAGCGTAGTTGGCAAGATCTCGGCGGCCAATAAGTGGCACCCTACTGAGGACAAAGCCCTGATTGATGGTTTGCGGACTGAACTGATGTCGCCCATGATTGGCGGCATCATCCACGGGATGCTGGGCGCCGGCAAGTCGGCCGAAGCGCTTGGCTATTACAACGCCAACAGCACCATGCTGACGCTGCCGCACCGGGTGGCACTGCATGACGCCATCCAGTCGGTCGATGTGATGGTGCGCGGCGAGGCGGGGGCTGATGCAGCTTGGGCAGCCTTTGCGCCCAAGGGTCCGAACGATCCGATACGCCTGTACGACATGGAGCAGTCGCTGCGCGAAACATTCAAAGGCGACCCCAAGATGCGTGATGCCGCGATGACCAGCATCAAGCAGCGCGCCGTAGCCTTCAACGCACAGCAAAGCGAAGTCAACGCTGGCGGCATCAACACCATTTACGGAATGATCGACGCTGGCGAAAGCATGATTAAGGTGAAGAGCTCATCGGCCTGGTTGGGTTTGCCGGAGGCTAAGCGGCATGAGATCACCAAGGGACTGGAGTCTGAGGCGGCTACCCGCGCAGCACGCGGCGCTTCTGAGGCTTCGCGTCAAGTCAGCCTACTGACGGCCAATGACAAGCTATCGCTGATCTCCAACGGCGCCGACTATTTGCACGACAGCGACCCCGACGTGTTGGGCAACAAGACGCGGGCAGAGGTCGAGGCCATGCGTACAAAGTACGGCTTTGAGGGCACACAGCATTTGCTCAGCCGCTATGACATGCTGCAAAACAAAGACGCCAAGCTGACCGCCCGGATAGACGATTCGACCTTTAAAGCCGTAGTGACTGATGTGCTCGATATTGACGCCTACCGGACCGGCAACAGCGAAACAAAAGCGATGCTGGGCAACCTCAAGAACCGGGTGGACATCCTCCTGCAAAGCAAAGCCCAGGCGCTGCGCCGTCCGCTGACGACTGAGGAGAAAACCCAGTTCATGCGTGACGAGGCAGCCAAGGTTGTGACTATCAATGGTTGGATCAACAGCGAAAAACCGGCGATGGCCCTCACCCCAAGTCAAGCCAGCCGAGTAGTTGTTCCTGCGGCGATGCGGGTGCGTCTGCTCAAAGACTTGGCCGATGCCTATAAAAAAACCGGCGACAAAGATTACGGCCCCACAGAGGGGAATCTAAGACGCCTGTACCTCAAAGAAATAAGCCCACTTTCTGGATTACCTGATGCCACTCAATGATTCAATGACCGTACCGATGGGCGACACCATGGGGGCTCCGGCCGATGACATGAACCCGATTATTCGGGCAGAGCTGGAGGGCAAGCGCACCCGCTTTCGCGCTACCGTCAGCGGGGCAGTCGCAGCCAACCCGGATGAGGTAGCTCGACAAAACCAGATAGCGAGTTATTTGGACCAGCCGCGGGGCGTCGTTGCAGTTAACCCGCAAGAGGCTGAGCGCAGTGCGGCCATCAAGCGGGTGACGGATGACTCAGCGGTGTCTCCGGTGCTCCAACTCAAGTACAGCGATGCCGACTTTGCCAAGCTGGCCCATGACGACAGTGGCCCATTGTCTGCCATTGCATCGGCCGCAAAGTGGCTGGTAAACGCACCCGACGCACCGGCTGGCGGCAGCATTCAAACGGTGCGGGCTTTGGCATCTGGTGCGCCGCGTTTGGCGTCCGGCTTGTGGGGCGCAGCTGCGGCCGTTGGCGGTATTGGTGACCAGATCACGCAGTCGATTGACGACGCTGCCGCCTTTGTCACGAACACACCACGCCGCCAGATTGTTGGGACGACTGGGCCTGAGACGTTCTTCCTGGCGCAGCAAAAGACAGCGCAGAACACAGCTGCCAACGTCATGGGCATGAGTAAGGACGCTGGCTTTGTTGAGAAGGCGGCGATGTCTGGCTTGCAGTCGGCCGGTCAAAGCCTGCTGCTGGCGCCGCTGGGCTTGGCTCAGAGCGCAGGCAACGCCAGCATCAACGCCTTGCTGGGCGTGATGGGCGTCTCGACAGGCGGCGAGTCTTACGGCAAAGCACGGGCCGCGGGCGTCAGCCCATTCCAGGCAGCGGCCTACGGTATCGAGGATGCTGTCGCTGAAGTCGTGACTGAAAAGTATTTAGGCATTGCGGGCTTCCTCAAAAATGTCAAGGCGGGCGCGAGTGCGGCTAAGCTGTTTGGCTATGAGGTGGTGAAAGAAGTGCCCGGCGAGATTGGCGCCACCCTCTGGCAAAACTTCAACGAGTGGATGAATGTCAACCCCGGCAAGCCGATTGTTGACTTCGTTTCAGAGCAGCCGGCAGCTATTGCGGAAACTATCATTGCCACCTTGGTGGGCGGCGGTGCGCAGATCGGTGTCGTGCGCGGCATCGACCGGCTGATTGACCCAGACCAAACAGAGCGCAAAGGCCAACAAGCCGAGCAGCACGCCTCTGTGCTGGAGGCCATGCAGACCACCATGCAGGCCAGCAAGCTGCTTGAGCGCAGCCCTGAGACGCTGACCAGTTACGCGCAGGACTTGGTAGACGAGGGCACGCCCAATGTCTATTTGGATTCAGCCAAGCTGGTTGAGGCGGGGGTCGATCTGCAAGCCTTGGCGCAAGTGATGCCGAGCTTGGCCAGTCAGTTGGACCAGGCCCAAAGCGGCGCCGACCTGGTGGTGCCGACGGGTGAGTTTTTAGCCGGCAGCTTGACCGAATCGGGCAGCGCGTTTTCGCAGGCTTTGGTCGAGCACGCCCGCACTGACGCCAGCGGCATGAGCCGAGCCGACGCCAAGGTCTACATGGCCGAGAAGGGCGACAAGCTGAACGCCGAGATCGAGCAGGTGCTCAAAGAGCATGAGAACGATGCCGAGTTCAAGGCCGGCCGTGACCAGGTGCAGGCTGAGCTGCTGACCCAGTTGAACGCGGTCAAGCGCTTCACCCCAGCGGTGAACACCCAGTACGCCACCCTGGCCGCCAACTTCTACGCAGTGATGGCAGCTCGCAGCGGTATGTCTGTGCCGCAGTTCGCGCAGACCTACCAGCTGGGTTTTAGTGGCCAGACGCAAGCCGGTGCGCAGGTGCTGGGGCAGCCGGCCATGAGCACATCTGAAGTGGTGGCGGGCATCGAAAGCAAATACCCTGATCTGAAGCTGGACGTCGGCGGTAGCGATAACACGATCAGTGTGTCCCGCATTGTTTTGCCGCAAGACCAACGAGGCCAGGGCGTCGGCACCGAAGTGATGAATGAGCTGGCGGCACATGCCGACGCCACCGGGAAGACCCTGACACTGTCACCATCGAAAGATTTTGGCGGCTCAGTGCCACGGTTGAAGTCGTTTTATAAGTCGTTGGGGTTTGTCGAGAACAAAGGCAAGAACAAAGACTTGGCCATCAGCGACAGCATGTACCGCAAGCCACAAGCTGTGGTGGCCGATGCTGCGAATCAGTCACCCCTACAGACCGACACGGCAGCGTTTAAAAAGTGGTTTGGCGACAGCAAGGTGGTGGACGCTGAGGGCAAGCCGCTGGTGGTTTATCACGGCCGTGAGAATGTTGAGGGGCTCGACACATTCGATGTCTCTGAGCGGCAGGGCTACAAGCGCATGCAAGTTGGCGCGTATTTCAGTGCCGACAAAGCCTACGCGGCCAGCTACCCGCGGGGCGACGGTAACCCAACTGTCGCCGCCTACCTGTCAATTCAGAATCCGTACATTGCAAATTCCTACGCCGAGATAACCCAAGTTGACCAGGCGAGAAAAGACGAGCTGCAAGCGCTTGGCCACGACGGTGTTATTTTCAACGATGAGGTTGACGGGGCTTTTCATGAGATTCTTGTCTTCGAGCCAACCCAGATCAAAAGCGCCATCGGCAACAACGGCAACTTCGACGGCACCAACCCGAACATTTTGAATCAGTCACCCCTACAGACCGAAACGCCCGCCTTCAAGCGTTGGAGTAACGACGCCCCACTGGTGGATGGTGCATCGGCCGAAACCCATGAATTCAAGACCGGCGAGAAGGTAGTCCTTGAGGCTTATCACGGAACCGCACGCCCTGACCGGGTGGGTACGGTGTTCCAAAAGAAGCGGGCCACATCCGGCCCCATGGCATTCTTCACGTCCAACCCCGAGCTGGCCAGCAGCTATGCCAAAGGCAAGGCCGACACCAGTCTAGCCAACGAAGATCAGGACTACGCCAATTGGTTCAAGTTCAAGCCGCAGGGTCAGCGCTCAAGCATTGATCTGGTGCGCGCTTGGTACGTACTCACCACGGAACAAAAAACAAAAATCTCCGAGTTGGCACCCCGCGTAACTTACGGCGAAGATCAAAACGAAGATGGTAGCAATGCCATTGTGCTGGGCGACGAAGGCCGCACCAACGGCACGGGCAGCTACGATTACAACCTTCAACAGACTCAGCGCGGCTATGACAAGCAAGGTAATCCCCTCAAGGCGCTGGTCGAAGACTGGCTGAACAGTGGCAACCTGTTCAACGACGAAGAGCAATTCATGAAAGTGCTGCAACTTGCAGGCTTTCCGGTCAAGGACATCACCTACGACTCGCCCCATTCGGCGTTTCCGTTTGTCTACAAAACCTACATCGAAATGCAGAACCCGCTGGTGACCAGCGACGTGCCGCAGGCCGTGATTGACGCATTGAAGGCAGCGGCGAAAAAAGACCGAAGCCGTGCAGCAAGTGGCGGTGCGGATATGTGGGACAAAAACACCCGCACCCTCAAAGAATGGGTGGCCAACTACACCGACCTTGCCAACGCTTCGGCGGCTTTTGTCTGGACTTCAATCCCTGACAAAGTGACCGACATATTCAAGGCCATGGGCTACGACGGAATTGTGGATTGGTCAGGCAAAGGGGGCGGCGCCATCGTCTCGCCGGTCTACATTCCGTTCGCAGAGACCCAGGTGAAAAGTGCCATCGGCAACAAGGGCAAATTCGATAGCAGTAAAAAGGACATTCTTAAGCAAGACCAACGCGGCCAGATCGCCTTCGCCAACGACATCACCCAGCAGGCCAGCATCATCTCGATGTTCAAGGCCGCAGATTTAAGCACCTTCATCCACGAAGGCGGGCATTTCTTCCTCGAAGTCCAGGCTGATCTAGCGGCCAAGATCTCGGCGCGCATTAGCCAGGGTGAGACTGTCACCGACGGCGAGCGCTCTATTGTTGACGACATGAACAAGACGCTTGACTGGATGGGTGTCAAGGGCTCACCGGAGCTCTCAGCCATCGACACCTGGTACTTGATGACCGCTGACGAAAAGCGGCCGCACCATGAGCAGTGGGCGCGGGGCTTTGAGGCTTACGCCTTTGAAGGCAAGTCACCCAGCATCGAGCTGGCCACCATGTTCCAGACGTTTCGCAGCTGGCTGGTGAACGTGTACCGCAGCGTGCTCAAGTCGGTCAACGCTGGTCCGGCTGACATTAGCCAGGCTATGAACGTGGAGCTGTCCGACGAAGTGCGCGCCGTGATGGACCGCATGCTGGCCACCAGTGACCAGATCGAGGCGTCAGAAGCTGCCCGCAACATGGGGCCGCTGTTCAGCTCAGCCGAAGAGGCGGGCATGGACTTAGAAGCCTACAAGCTGTATCACGACATGGGCACGCAGGCGACCATGAACGCGGTAGACGAGCTGCAAGCCAAGGGCTTGAAAGACATGCAGTGGCTCAGCCGCGCACGCAGCCGGACACTGAAGTCTTTGCAGAAGCAACACAACGCACTGCGGGCGCAGATTGCCCGCGAAGTGCGCGCCGAAGTAATGAGCCAGCCGATTTACCGCGCCTGGACATTCCTGACGGCCAAGGCCGGCGACCAGCTAAAAGGTGACAAGCCTGTCGGCCAGGCCAAGGGCGTTAACCCGGCGGTCGATAACTTGTTCACCGCCATTGCCAAGCTGGGCGGGTTGAACCGTGCCGAAGTCAAAAGCCAGTGGGGCATTGACGAAAAGGAAAAGCTAGAGTCCGGTGTCTTCGGCTCGCCGGTGGTGCGCAAAGAAGGCGGCCGCTCGATGGACGCCATGGCCGAGTACCTGGTGGAAGAGGGCTACATCATTGAGGGCCGCAACGACCAGACCAGCATGGAGCAACTGCAAGAGTTGTTTGATGACCAGCGCCGTGGGGTGGACCGGTACTCCATCACCCACGACATGGAAGCCGCCTACGGCGACCAGCCGCTGGACACCCCAAAATTGTCTGACATGGGTTTTGGCAAGCTGCGCACGCAAGACCTACGCGATATGTACGGGACAGCCGACGACGCCATCTGGCGCAAGCTGTCCGAGCTGCGCATGACCAGCGACGAGACGGGTCTGAACCCTGAGATCGTCGCTGAGCTGTTTGACTTCCAATCCGCTGACGAGCTGGTTAAAAAGCTGCTGGCCGCTGAGCCGCCGAAGTCTGCCATCGAGGGCCGCACCGACCAGCGCATGCTGGAAGAGCACGGCGACTTGGCCACGCCTGCCGGCTTGGAGCGAGCTGCCGACATGGCCATTCACAACGACGCCCGCGTGCGCTTTGTGGCCGCTGAGCTGCGCGCTTTGCAGCACGCCATGGCGGTCCGAGAAAAGCAGCCTGGCAAGAAGAACACGGTCGATGTGCTCACTGCTGCGGCCAAGGAATACGGCAACACCGTGATTGCGCGCCTGAAGGTGCGAGACATTCGTCCGGCACAGTACGCGGCTGCCGAGGTGCGTGCCGGCAAAGCCGCCGCCGCAGCCAAGGGTGATGTGCCCAAGCAGGCTGAGCACAAGCGCAACCAGCTGGTCAACATGTACGCCACCAAGGCGGCCTACGCTGCGCAAGAGGAAGTTAAGAAGGCCATTAAATACTTCAAGAAGTTCGACACGACAAGCAAGACGCTGGACCCTGATTACCAGGGCCAGATCGAGGTACTGCTAGAGCGCTTCGATCTGCGTGCAAGCACGACGCAAAAAGCGCTGGACAAGCGCAAGTCGTTGGCGGAGTGGGTGGACAACCAGGCTAAGCTCGGGCTGGAGGCTGATATTCCAGCCGAATTGATGGACGAGGCGAATCGCAAGTCATTTAAGGACATGACGGTCGAGGAGGTGCGCGGCCTGCGCGACACCATCAAACAAATAGAGTACTTGGGCCGGCTTAAGCGCAGGCTGTTGACGGCCAAAGACAAGCGCGACTTCGACGTGATCGTTGCCGAGGCGGGCGCGTCGATCATTGACAACGGTGGTGCCCAGCGGCCGGTTGAGCTGGAAGAGGCCAAAGGCGTGAAGCCTTGGCTCGAAGGTTTTGCTGCCGGTCACCGCAAGCTGGCCAGCCTGTTCAGGCAGATGGATGGCAACAAAGATGCTGGGCCGCTTTGGCGCATTCTGGGACGCACCATGAACGCGGCCGGCACCGCAGAGGCGGTGATGATCGAGCAGTCCACGGTGCGTTTGACCGAAATGTACGCGCCGCTGCTGAAACTCAAGGGGGGCGTGCATGGTGACAAGCGTTATATCCCCGCCATTGACGCGAGTCTGACCCGTGGCGCCCGGCTGTCGGTGGCGCTGAACTGGGGCAACGCGACAAACCGCCAGCGGGTCATGGCAGGCGACAACTGGAGCGAAAGCCAAGTAAGGGCTATTTTGCAAACGCTGAGCCCAGTCGAGCTGAAGTTTGTCAATGAGGCATGGGCCTACATCAACACCTTCTGGCCGCAGATCGCTGAGAAACAAAAACGAGTCTCGGGCTTGGTGCCGGAGAAGGTGGAAGGCTCACCCTTCAGCACCACCGCCAGCGATGGCAGTACCGTGCAGATGAACGGCGGCTACTACCCCATCAAGTACGACTCAAACCGCGATGACCGTGCTGAAAAACTAGATGCTGCCGCCATTGCGACGGACATGCTGCGCGGCGCCATGACCCGCGCTACCACCCGGCGCGGCCACACCAAGGCACGGGTTGAGGACGTGAAGCGGCCGGTCAAGAAGACGCTGGACGTCATCACTCAGCACATCTCCGAGGTGGTCCACGATTTGGCCTGGCACGAGTGGCTGATTGACGCTAACCGACTGCTAGACGCGAAGCCCATCAACGACGCGATCCGCAACCATTACGGTAAGTACGTGCTGCGCACTATGAAAGATGGGCTGCAATCTATTGCAACTGCCGACATGGTGCCGCAGACCAAGATGGACCAGGCGCTGCTGCACCTGCGCGGCAACATCTCACGTTCGACCATGGGCTTCTCACTGACGACCGCCTTCATGCAGCCGTTCGGCCTGGCGCAGTCTGTCGTGCGGATTGGCCCCCGTCATGTGTTGCAGGGGCTCAAACGCTGGGGCGGCGACGCGGTGCGGTTTGAGAGCTCGAACACCTGGATTAGCGAGAAGTCGGACTTCATGCGCTTACGCTCGACCACCTTCAATCGAGAGCTGCGGGAGATTCGTGGTCGGGTCAGTCAGGGACATTCGCGCTCGCGGCAGATCTATGACGCCAGCCTGTTCATCTTGATGCAGAAAATGCAGATGGTGGCCGACGTGCCGACCTGGATCGGTGCTTATGAGAAGGCACTGGCCGGCGGCCAAGACGAAGCCACTGCGGTGGCTTTAGCTGACCAGAGTGTGGTGGACTCTCAGGGCGGTGGGCAGACGCAAGATCTGGCCGAGCTTCAGCGCAAGCACCCGATGCTGTCGATGTTTTACAGCTACTTCAATACAACCTACAACTTGGCCGCCGAATCCACTGGCGCAACTGACTTTAAAAACCCGCTGGCAATCGCCGGTTGGCTGGCTGACATGATGATGCTGATGGTCATTCCGGCGATTGGGCCAGCGCTGATTCTTGACCTGATGCGCAGCGGAGGGGGCGACGACGATGACACGGAAACATGGATGAAAAAGCTGCTCGAGTGGCAAGGCGGTTATCTGCTTGGCACCGTGATGGGCCTGCGCGAAGCCAGTGGCATGTTGTCCGGCTTCGACTACAGCGGCCCGCCGGTCGGCCGTGTTGTGGGTGACATCGGTAAGTTCGGCAAACAAGTCGGCCAGGGTGAGGCGGACGAGGCGGCCGCGATGGCGTCGGTCCGCCTGATGGGCTCGGCCACCGGCATCCCGACCGTGCAGATTCTTCGGAGCTACCGCGGGTGGCAAGCGTGGAGCAACGGCGAGGCACCGCCGACCGCCATGCTGCTGGGGCCACCGCCGAGGGACTGACAAGGGTGCGCCGCTAAGCGCCGTTAAGCGCCGTTAAGCGCCGCGAAGGGTGCGCCGCGAAGGGTGCGCGTAACCGGGGTATGGCGGGCCACACTGCCCGTCATACCACCGGAGTACACCCTTGACTATTTCTAGTTCCACCCGCAAGGCTGGCCCGTTCACCGGCAACGGCGTGACGGTGGCCTTCCCGTTTGCTTTTAAGGTTTTCAGCACTGCCGACATTCTGGTCGTGCTGGCCATCACATCCACCGGGGTCGAGTCCACGCTGACGCTGGGCACCAACTACAGTGTCGTGCTCAATGCCGACCAGAACGCTAACCCAGGCGGCACGATCACCGCCCTGGTGGCGCCGGCGACAGGCTACACACTGACGGCCACCAGCCAAGTGGCCAACTTGCAAAGCCTGGACCTGACAAATGCAGGCGGTTTTTATCCGGCTGTTATCAACACCGCATTGGACCGGGCGACGATCCAGATCCAGCAGCTGGCCGAGCAGGTCAGCCGGACGGTTAAGGTCAGCATCTCCAGCGGCACAGACCCGAGCGCTTACCTCGCAAGCGTTGTCAATACCGTACAAGTGCTGACGACCGCAGCAGGTAACAGCGCCGCAGCATCCGCGGCCAGCGCAGCGCTGTCAATAGCCAATAGCGCCAACGTGACGGCCGTGGCCAACAACGCCACGAACATCAACGCGCTGGTTGCCAATGCGACGAACATCAACACCGTCGCCGGCGTCAACGCCGCGGTCACCACGGTGTCGGGCGTAGCCCCCAATGTCACCACCGTGGCAGGCATCGCAGCCAACGTAACAACCGTAGCGGGCATCTCGGCTAACGTCACGACAGTCGCAGGAAACACTACCAACATCAATGCTGCAGTAGCGAATGCCACCAACATCAATGCTGCGGTAGCGAATGCCACCAACATCAACGCGGCAGTAGCCAACGCTACCAACATCAGCACAGTCGCTGGCATCTCAGCCAACGTCACATCGGTAGCAGGAATCTCCGCAGCGGTCTCAGCGGTCAACGCCAACGCTACAAACATCAACGCGGTCAACGCCAACAGCAGCAACATCAATACCGCTGTTGCCAACCTGCCAGCCTTGGCTGGGAAGGTCAGCCAGACCTCAAGCACAGGCTCTGCACAACTCCCTACTGGCACACAAGCACAGCGTGATGCCTCACCAGTAGCAGGCTCAATTCGCTACAACACCAGCATCAACAAGCCAGAAGTCTTTGGCACAAGCTGGGGATCAGTGGGTGGTGGCGCTACAGGGGGTGGATCGGATGAGGTGTTTGTCCAGAACTCTCAAGCAGTCACTACAAGCTACACGATTCCCACTGGGAAAAACGCAAGTGCTGTAGGGCCAATCTCCGTGCCGAATGGCATCGCAATAACAGTATCTAGCGGTAGTCGCTGGGTAGTTCTTTAAGGATCGTTATGACAGTAATTATTGATGGCACAGTGGGTTTACAAAACAACGCCACTGACCTCTCTTATACAGGAACCCTGACGGGTAGTACTGGTGTAGTGAATATCGGTGCAGGGCAGATTTATAAAGATGCTAGTGGGAATGTGGGGATTGGGACTGCTTCGCCTACGGGAATCGCTTCATATCCTACTTTGGATATTAAAGGGTCTGCTGGTGGCGGTCTTCGTATTGGATCAACTACCAATCCAAGCTATATCTATACGGATGCAGCAGGAATGACTGTGGGCACTGCGAATGCACAGCCTCTAACGTTATTTACCAGCGGACTAGAACGCGCCCGTATCGACTCCAGCGGTAATTTGGTAATGGCAAGCCGAACAGGGAGTGTGACGGGTCAGATACAAGCGGGTCGAACCTCTAGCACAAGTAGCGTCAATGGTTATATTGTTGTTTCGGCCTCAAGTACAGACCCATTTTCAATTGGGGTTAAAGGCGAGTCTGCCACTCAAGGTTTTATTGGATTCTTTGACTCCACTAACACCGAAGTTGGACGCATTGGCAAGTCTGGTTCTAACACCACTTACGTAACATCTTCCGACTACCGCCTGAAAGACACCATTGCACCAATGACAGGCGCACTGGAAAAGGTCGCTGCACTTAAGCCCGTCACTTACAAGTGGAAGATTGACGGCTCAGACGGTCAAGGCTTTATCGCTCACGAACTAGCTGAAGTCGAACCGGGTTGTGTCACTGGCGAGAAAGATGCAGTAGACGCTGAAGGCAAACCACAGTACCAAGGTATTGATACTTCATTCCTTGTCGCCACACTGACCGCTGCAATCCAAGAGCAGCAAGCAATGATCCTTACCCTAACTGACCGTATCACGGCATTGGAGGCCAAATGAGCTTACTAGCAGTCCAAGGCGGGGCAACAGGCACAGGGTCAGTCACCCTATTAGCACCCAGTACAAACGCAACGCAGACGCTTACGCTGCCTGATGCAACTGGTACTGTGGTATCTACCGGCTCGACTGGGGTTGTTACTCCGGCTATGCTGACTCAACCACTTACATCGGGAACAGCGCAAGCATCCACAAGCGGAACTAGCATTGACTTTACGGGCATCCCATCGTGGGTGAAGCGAATTACGGTGATGTTTAATGGGGTGAGTACAAGCGGAACTTCAATACCTATTGTTCAACTTGGATACAGTTCTGGAATAACTATCGCAGGATATAACGGAACTACTGCATATATTGCCGGAACACCGGGTATTAGCTCAGTTACTACTGGAATAGGCTTGGGCGCTAATGCTTCGGCTAATTATTCAAGATATGGATCAATGTCACTGGTTAATGTGTCTGGCGCGACTTGGATTGGCTCATATCTTGGTGGTATTACTGGGGCCACAGAGATGGGTATTGGTGGAGGTGGAATCACTTTGGCTGGTACTCTTGACCGCATCCGCATCACCACAGTCAACGGCACAGACACGTTCGACGCCGGTTCAATCAATATTCTCTGGGAGTAACAAATGACAATCGCATACTCAGGTGACAGTATCACCTTCCCAGATACAAGCGTACAGAATACAGCGCCAAAGGTTGGCATGGTTAACCGCATCATCAACGGCGCGATGGTGATCGACCAGCGGAATGCTGGGGCTAGTGTGACGAACATCGTTGGTGTCATTTTTCCAGTTGATCGTTTTAACTGCTATGGAGACCAAGCATCAAAGTTTTCCGGTCAACGGTCTTCAATAGCGCCAACAGGTTTTGTAAACTCATTGGTCATTACTTCGTTGGCTGCTTACTCTGTTCCGGCTGGTGAAATATTTGTAGCACGGCAAGTAATTGAAGGGTTCAACGTAGCAGACCTTGGCTGGGGAACCGCATTGGCGTCAACTGTGACGTTGTCATTCTGGGTGCGTTCTAGCTTGACGGGCACTTTCGGTGGTTCAGTGCAAAACAGCGCTCAAAACAGGGCGTATCCTTTTACATACATCATCAGCGCAGCTAATACATGGGAACAGAAAACAGTAATTATTCCGGGAGATACGTCGGGTTCTTGGTTAAGTACAAATGGTGTTGGACTTACGGTAAACCTCGGTTTGGGGGTGGGTACAACCTATAGCGGTACTGCCGGAGCATGGGCTGGGGCAGCTTACTACGGTGCCACAGGAGCCACCAGCGTAGTAGGCACAGCCGGAGCCACCTTCTACATCACAGGCGTACAGCTAGAAAAAGGCAGCACAGCCACCAGCTTTGATTACCGGCCTTATGGTACTGAGTTGGCGCTGTGCCAGCGGTATTACTCAAAATCGTTTGATGTAGCTGTCGCGCCAACAGATGCAGTAGCAGGTACGGATACTATTTTTGCCCCTTATGACGTAAATTCTGGGCAAGCAGCAGCGATTTTTTTCCCTACAAATATGCGTGCAACTCCAACTATCATTTTTTACCGCACAAGTGGGAAAGGTATTACCAATGGGCAATGGGCCACCTATGACGGAGCTGCTTGGGTTTCTTTTACACTAACTGCCAGCAATGCAAACTCATTAAATTTCACAGTTGTAGGAACAAGGGCTTCTGCGTTTACCGCAAAACAAGCCTTGCTAGTTTCTGGAAATTACACAGTAGCAGCAGAACTCTAATCATGTACAAACTAAACCAATCCACCAGTATCACCCGCCTGTCTGACGGTGCAAGCATTCCCGCTGACGAAGCCAATACCGACTATGCAGCTTATCTAGTATGGCTCTCAGAAGGCAACACGCCAGACCCTGCTGACATTCCACCAGCACCAACATATCAAGAGCTACGTGCAGCAGCTTATCCACCCATCCATGATTACCTTGACGGGATCGTGAAGGGTGACGCTGCGCAGGTTCAGGCTTATGTCGATGCTTGTCTTGCAGTTAAATCGGAGTACCCAAAATCATGAACTATGTCTACGCACTATTGATTGGCTTGGGTTCTACCTACGCCCTATGGGTTTTCTTTCTTGCCGTGATGAATTTAGCCCGTGCCAAAGACGCTGGACAACTTACTGCAACAGCAAAGGCTCTGGGCTACCCGGTGCTGATCGTCGGCTATGTCTTAGACTGCTTTGTGAATATGACAGTGATGACTGTGCTGTTGCTTGAGATTCCACAGGAAACTACTGTGACCTCTAGGCTCAGTCGGCATTTGAATGAAGGTGAAGGCTGGCGCAAAGCTATTGCGGCTTGGGTAGCTCCATTACTTGATCCATATGATCCAAGCGGAAAGCACCTGTAATGACTGAAGAGCCCGCCAAGAAACAGTGGTTCGACCCGACGATCAACCTCGGTCACATTTTGACCTTTCTGGGTTTTATTGCTGCCGGGTTTGCAGCGTGGTCAACGCTCGACAAACGGTTGACCATCATGGAAGAGACACGCGGCTTTCAACGCCAGGTCGATACAGCGCAAGACCAGCGCTCTCTGGACTCTTATTTGACCGTCAAAGAAACACTGGCGCGCATTGACCGCACCAACGAGCGTATCGCCGACCGGCTTGACAAACTAGGGGTGAGGTAAATGGACTTCGACCAGGCATTCGAGCAGCTCATCGGCCATGAGGGCGGCTACGTCAACGACGCCCGCGACCCTGGGGGTGAGACTCAATGGGGTGTCAGCAAGCGCAGCTACCCGGCAGTGGACATCAAGGCGCTCACCATGGACGGCGCCAAGGTGATCTACCGGCGCGACTTCTGGGCCAAGTGCCGGGCTGACGAACTACCAGCCGCTGTCCGGTTCGATGTGTTCGACGGCGCGGTGAACTCAGGTGTCGGCCAGTCGATCAAGTGGTTGCAGCTGGCCATCGGCACAAACTCAGATGGCGCCCTTGGGCCTATGACATTGGCAGCATTGGCTGAACAGCAGCCGGCAGCCGTCGCCGCCCGCTACAACGGCCACCGGCTGCTGTTCATGACGGATCTCAAGAACTGGTCTGCATTCTCCGGTGGCTGGGCTCGGCGCATTGCCCTTAACTTGATTGGATAAATATGGACTGGCTCAAGATGATTGCCCCGACCCTGGCCACGGCCATCGGGGGGCCGTTCGGGACCATGGCCTACGGCTTGGCGGCCAAGGTGATGGCCATCACGCCAGAAGAAGCGCAGCGGACAATTGAGTCCGGCAAGCTGACGGCCGAGCAGATCGCCAGCGTGCAGCTCGCCGAGATCGAGATCAAGGCCAAGGCCCAGGAGCTCGGCCTGGACTTCGCCAAGGTGGCGGCCGACGACCGCAAGTCAGCGCGTGACATGCAGACCACCACCCGGTCGATGTTGCCGCCGATCTTGGCTATCCTGGTGACGCTGGGGTTCTTCGGCATCCTCATCGGCATGATGACCAAGACCTTCGTCACCAGCGACGCGCTGCTGCTCATGCTCGGCTCGCTGGGTACAGCTTGGACTGGCATCATCGCGTTTTATTTCGGCAGCTCGGCCGGCTCGCAGGCCAAGAACGAGCTGCTCAGCAAGGCGCCTGCGGTGAAGTAAATGCGCAGAATATTAGACAGCGTCTAATAAACGTCCAATATCCAATCGAATAGGCAAGAAAAAAGCACCTAGCCTTTTGAGCTAAGTGCTTGTTCTAGAACAGTAAATTCTGGCTCCTCGACCTGGGCTCGAACCAGGGACCTACGGATTAACAGTCCGGCGCTCTACCAACTGAGCTATCGAGGAATGAAGCCTCAGATTATAGCCT